GTGGAATACAAATGCAAACAGATCCTGCTCTAAGGACACTTGGCACGACGGGACGTTGACGTTGTAATCAGGTGACGGGCCAGAGTCATTTGAGATTGTCTTGACATCGATCCTCTTGCCGCATACCTTGAAGTCACAGTTTGAATAAGGGCCAAGAGATAGCCTGACATTAAGATCTTTCCTCAAGCAGTGGACCAGGAACTCCTCCTCTCCCTCTGCCCCATTCTCCCTTGAAGATTCCATGGGCTCAAAGATTGTTGGAACTGCCCTCATGCGTTTTCCTCGAAAGGGGGTGAACTGCCTTCTGCCTTTTCATATGAAAAGTTTGAGTAGGGCCCGGTGTTCAGGCTAAGATCGCCGTTCTTTGTTATCTTGGCATCGATGTTGTAAAACAAGACAAGAGAGCCTATGAGATCAGTTCTTTTGAGCTGTGCCTTTGTCGATAGGAACTTCCCAGGTATCAGCTTCCCGCTCTTCTTTGAGGTGAAGGGCTTTGTGTCGTGGCAGTTGACCCATATCTTGTCCTTGCCATCAGTTATCTCAATGCCAGTAGTCCTTAGCCTTATGGCGCCCTCATTCTCCCTTGAGTTTGAAACCCTGTTCACTGTTGCATTCAGAAAAACAATTCTTCCCTCGTCATTGATCTTTGAAAGAAGGCTATCAAGAGAAACACAGTCTGGCCTTATCTTTGGCTTAGACTTGAAACTTGACATGGGGAGCGGCTCTCCGTCCCTCCAGCCGTAGGCATATGCCAAAAGCATGGCCGCCTCTTCAGGTGATTCGTTCTTGGAGAACTTCATCTGAAGTTCAAGCTTCCTATCAAGCCAGTCCGGCTCGTTCTTGTGATTTATGGCTGCGTACTGGCAAAGATACGTTGATGCGTCCTCAAAAAGTTCATCCTTATCCTCTTTATTTTCTTTCGGCTTTGAGAAATTCTCTAGCGTCGTGTCAACGCCCTTAGGTTTGTTAAAAGCCTCATAATACAACAGAAGCCTTGCCCCTCCGGGACTAACATTCTTTTCGTCACTCTTTCTTTTTACAAGCTCAGCGAACTCCTCTTCAGTTACGCCGAGCTTTTCAATCAGCTCTTTTTTCTTTTCATCTGACAGCAAACTCCAGACCTCCTGGATTGGCGGAGCGGCATAGGTGGGTGATGGTACCTATGGACGTTTTGGGGCCACGCCATCTTGCCGCTCTTTCGCCCTATAAATACGTCATATATGACGTATTTACATACCAAAAGATAGGCATTTGAGTAAAAGATTTTCGATAGGTATATTGTATTTTCGAACATATGTAACGAAATTTTTATATATCAGGCGGCAGATTATCTATAGTGGGCCTATGGCAAAAGAGCATCAGGGGGCAAGCCTCCCAAAAGAGCTATTGAGAAGAATTGACTATATAGTCAAAGAAACTGATCTTGGCTACACCTCAAGGGCGGACTTTGTAAAAGAGTCCGTTAGGCAGAAGCTTGATGAGGTGGAAAGAAAACTTTTAGAATTAGAGAAACTAAAAAAAGAGCTAAAGGAAAGATAAATAAAAAATATTATACTTCGGCATCTTTTAGCTTATCAATTAGGACATCCTCTACCGTTGTTATGAACGCCTCCTTACTTTCGCATTTCTCTGCTATCTTCAAAACTACCGCCATGCTCTTGACGTAGTTCCTGTGGTACCCTCTTACCTTCTCGCCGAAGACACTCTTTTGAGCCCTTAATATCTCGCTCTTTAGCTTATCTCGTAACTCGTCCATTGTGCCGGAGTTATCGGCGATATTTAGCGCCACGGAAGGCGCATCGATTCCTCCATAATTCCAGTTGCTTGTCATCTAACTAACTTGGAGAAATGGGTATAATACGATTGGCTAAGGGCATTTTTGTATTTTTTTCTGGCCTTAATATAAGGGCCAAATATCCCAAGATAAATATTTATACCTAGATCATAAACAGCTGCTGATGGATGAAGCTACAATGAGTGAACTAAGGGAGTTTTTTAGAAGTGTGCATGGAAGGACAGAAGATCCAAATAGCAAAAATCCATTAACTAAAGAAGAAATGGATAAATTAGCAAAGTTACGGATATCTGGAGTAATGGATGAATATATGGAGCAAGTAATGGAAAATGCAAAGAAATCAAAAAATTAGCACAATTAAGATCACCCGGGATATTAGACGAGTGGATGGAAGAGAATGCTGAAAAGGAATTTGATAGAAGGAAATAATTTACTCAAATAATTCAAAGTATAAAATCAAATTATACAAAATCCAACTTCATTTAACAAATCACTTTAAACATTTTTACCTCTTTTTATCGAGGTAGCTGTATGAAATATAATTTTCCAATAAAATCCAAAGAATTTTTTAGCCGCAATATTTTAGAAGCTGATGTAGGATCTAACTGCCCATGTGGAGGAGATGGTGGACACGGCGGAAAGACTTACCTAAAGATAACAGATGGAAGGAACACTGGATGGAATATCAAGGTAAAAGATCTTGAAGAGGGGAGTATTTTTTCATTATTCTATGGAGATACAATTAATGTAGAAAGCTATTTATATATATCTTGTTTCTTTTCATCATGAAGAAAAGCCAAGTTACTAAATTGATAGCGTATGCATTTATCATTTTATTTGGATTCGGTGCTAGCTTATATTATAATTATGACTCACTTGTTGTATCTAAAACCGAAATTAGCGAAGATTTAGGCAATACATTGAACTTAGATATGGTAAAGGTAACAGATACGCACCGATATAACAATCCTGATAATCCATATGAGATCTACGAAAAAATACAAAATCAAAAAGAATATATTCTGGTACCAGATTATAAAGTCAAGATTAATTTCTCAGAGCCTGCAATTGAGAATAATATAATTTTATTTAGATTTGATATAAAGGATGAAGGAATTCAAAAATTAAACGAAGAAACGTATTTCTATCGTGTATATGTAGTTCAAAAAGATGAAAATGTCGAATATGCTTTCCCCGATAATCCTTATTATAGTTATGAAAAATGGGATTATCAAGAAAAATATAGGAATAACAAAAAAATTAATACTGTAGCATATCAAAAAGAAAAGTACTTTTTTCCCAGAGAAACCTTACTTAATTTAGAGGGAGAATACTTTGATTCGACTCAAAATAAATACTTGGAAAGTAAAATCTACCTTAGTTTTGATGCTCTTGAAGCTGGAACATGGGATGTCTATGTATTTGTTTTTGATGAGAAGTATTATGTAAGAGGAACAGAAACTGAGTTAGACAAAAAATATAGTAATTACTGTGTCGGTTATAATAAATTGTCCATTACTTACACTGGAATTGAGGAGCCTCCAAAAAAGACTCAAGATAAAACTCGGCCAGTTGTAGAATTTTTAGGATTATGGGCGGCTATAAGTTTCCCCTTATATGGATTTTTTAAATGGAGAAACCTACTTTAATTTTATTTAAATTCTCTTATACTTCAAACTTCGGAAAACGTTCTAGATTCGCTCTAATCTCTTTCAATCTTTTTAATATATCAAGCACTAATCCATTCTCAATTGAACGGGCTAGATATCCCTCGCATATCCTATCTCCCGCTAAAATAGTTTTGAATATCACTCTGATGTCTTGGATACTAGCTTCTGACAAAGGAATCACTCTATTAATTAATCTAAATATATCGCCCCTATCTTTGGTCTTGCCATAATGGGTGGTAAAATTTTCCTTATACAAAACATATAAAAAATCGGAGACTTTTTCTGAATAGTCATAATATGGAACATGGTAAATTCCTTGTTTAATTTCTCTTGGCGGCACAAGAATATAGAAAACGTTGGCCTTATCTTCAAAGTAGGGTATAAATTCAAGCACCTTATCTATATTCTCCTTTGTTATTTGAGCGGATTCTTCTTTAGGTGGCATTGTAATCTTCATAAGATTACTTTATTAGTTTTTAATATTATTTGGAAAAGAAATATTTTTCCCTATTTTCCCTATTTTTTTCCATATTCTTATATATAAGGGAATACCATACAGTACAATCCTTAGGTTATTATTTTACAACTAGAGCGTGAAAAGATGGACCCCGTGCTTGCAGAAATAGTTGAATTGTATCCTTCATTAAATAAAGAACAACAAAAATCCATTACTACAACAGAGGGGCCCCTATTACTTATTGCGGGCCCAGGTACTGGAAAAACTTTAGTTTTAGTTCTAAGAACACTTTACTTAATTAAAACTGGAAAAGCATTACCCTCAGAAATAGTATTGACAACATTCACTGAAAAGGCTGCCTTTGAATTAAGGGACAGAGTTAGCCAGATTTCAAGAAAACTAAAAATGAAAGAATCCCTGCATGAACTAAAGATAGGCACGATTCATAGTATATGTGAGAGATTTATTTCTAAAAACTTATTCTACACTAATTTAAAAAATAATTATATTACTCTTGATGATTTGACTCAATATTTGTTTATCTATGAGCATTTTGGAGATATAGTTGGTGGGGCCAGAAACAATCTTTATCTTGGAAAGTGGAAGACTAAATCGTCAACTATAAAGGCCATTATACCATTCATTAATAAAATAACTGAGGAGCTGATTGATCCTGATCAATTATTAAATTCAAATGATAATTTTGTTAGGGACTTGGGCCTCGCATACAAACAATATAGAAAGCTCTTATTTGAGAATAACAGAATAGACTTTTCCCACCTACAGACCGTTTTCTTAGATCTATTAAAAAATGAAACAGTTGGTCCAAAAATAAAGGATAAGATAAAATACATTATGGTCGATGAGTATCAGGACACAAACTATGCGCAAGAACAGATAATATTGACATGGGGAAAACCAAATAATAATATTTGTGTCGTTGGAGATGAAGATCAATCTCTTTATAGATTTAGAGGGGCAACTATTAGGAACATAATTGAATTTCCTTCTCATTTTAAAAATTGTGAAGAGATCCCGCTTCTTACAAACTATAGGTCACATAACAAGATAATTGAACGATACAATCGTTTTATGCAAGCCGTAGATTGGGCCGATAAGGATGGAAGATTTTATAGATTTATGGACAAAGAGGTTGTACCTCCCAAAAATACAATATTTCCAGATTACCCCGCAGTTTTTTCTATATGGGGGAGGAATGAATCTGACGAGGGCCAAAGAGTAGCAGAGATGGTAAAATATCTAAAAGATAAGAATGTTATAACAGACTATAGAGATGTGGCACTAATATTAAAAAGTGTCCGAATTGAATCAAGTTGTCAGTACACAGATGCCTTTGATAGATTAGGGATTCCATATTTTAATCCAAGAGCCAAAGCCTATTTTGAAAATGATGAGATAAAGATGATGTTGGCATGCTTTGCTATGGTATTTGAGTTCATGGGGGAGCATTTAGAAAATTATCCTTACCGAAATTATATTTATCAAGGATTTGAATTATTGAAGGATTACATTAAAAGCCCGTTATCTGAGTACATCCAAAGGCGAAATGACCAGATAAAATCCCTTAATGAAGGCCAAACACTTGATTTATCTATAGGTGATTATTTCTATCAGCTTCTTGCGTACAAGCCGTTTTCTAAATTTTTAAAAGAAGAAAACAAGGCTAGAAATTTATCAATATTTTCTTCATTATTACGAAAATTCCAGCAATATTATCATTTTAATATTGTAACTTTCAAAAATAAAGAATTTATCAAGTTTTATCTATTCGGGAGTTTCTTTAGGTTCTTAATCGATGGTGGCATCGACGAATACGAGGATCCAGACAACCCTTTTCCAAAAGGCCATGTACAGGTGATGACAATCCATCAATCAAAAGGATTAGATTTTCCTGTAATTATAGTAGGATCTTTAGCAAGAGGATTTAATACCCAAAAACAGATTGATAGAACTCTAGGTAGTTTTTATGAAAGAGGATTATTTGAACCTGAGAAGAGAATTACAGATTTTGATAGGGCAAGACATTTCTATGTAGCATTTTCAAGAGCCCAAAAATTACTTGTCCTAACTACAACTGATACTCCCCATAGATCATTTGCTCCAATATGGGAAGGTCTTGATCAGTGGCCCCACGTTAAGAGAGAATTACTTACTGCCCAAAGATTCTCTCCTAAGGATCAATATATACCAAAAAGAACCTTTAGTCTTACTTCAGATATAAACATCTATGAAACTTGCCCTAGACAGTATCAGATGTATAAAGAATATAAATTTGAGCCGTCTAGAGTAGGAAGTGTTCTTTTCGGTAGTCTAGTGCACCAGACGATAGAAGATATTCATAGATTTGTTTTAGAGGATAGATTGGGCGAGATAACGCCGACTTTAATAGAAGATCTTTACAACGAGAACTACAAAGGATTAATTGCAACTGGGTTAAGACCACTTGCACAAACTCCAAAAGAAGCTGGCCTCAAACAGGTGCTAACTTACTTTAATCAAAACAAAGATCTAATGGATAGGGTTATTGAAACAGAAGTAGATGTTTCTGTTGAAAAAGATAGATATATAATACTTGGAAAAATAGATCTTCTTTTAGGAGAAGACGATAAGGTAGAAATACTAGACTTTAAGACCCAACCAAAACCAAATCTCGATGATCCCTTAATTGAAAGATACAAGAGGCAACTATCCTTATATGGGTATATTGTCAATCAAAGATATGGATTTCATCCTGAACGTCTATTGCTATACTGGACGAGTGAAGAGATAAGAGAAAATGCTTTGATGGAGTTTTCATACAGTAAAGATTATGTAGATGAAGTTGGAAAACACTTTGATTATATTTCAACTTGCATTATGGAAAAAAGGTTTGACATGGCTAATCCACCCGATATTTCAAAAATATGTAAAGAGTGTGATTTTAGAACATACTGCTCTAAGGAAGGGGTAATAAATTTCAAAAGTGAGGATATTGTATGAGTAAGATAGATATTAAAAAACCAGAGCTAGTTTGGAAAGGTAAATACGATGATGAAGGTAATTTAAAACCAATTGATAGACCTGGCCCTTATCCTTTCCAAGTTGTAGAAACTATTAATAGTCCTAGAAAAGGAAAAAAATCAGGAGATAACCTTACCTTGTATGATTTCTACGATGTTGATGAAGGTGATAGCTTTGAAACTGGTTGGAATAACAAGCTGATCTGGGGAGACAACAAACTAGTGATGTCCTCCCTTCTTGAGAAGTTTGCAGGAAAAATAGATTTAATCTATATTGACCCCCCGTTTGCTACAGGTGCTGATTTTAGATTGAAAGTACAGATAGGTGAAGAAGGAGAAGAGGTTGAAAAGGAGCATTCTATTTTGGAAGAAAAGGCTTATCGAGATACGTGGGGGGAAGGTCTTGAATCTTATCTTAATATGATGTATGAAAGATTATATCTAATCAAAGAGTTATTATCTGAAAAAGGTTCAATTTATGTTCATTGTGATTGGCATGTGGGACATTATCTTAAATTAATATTAGACGAAATATTTGGAAAAGATAATTTTAAAAATCAAATAATTTGGAGATATGGAAAAATGGCTTCAGCCAAAAATAAATTCTTATCCAATCATGATATAATATTTTTATATTCAAATAATAAAGATTCGGTTTTTAATTCTCAGTTTATAAAACTAGATACACCTATAAAAAGATTAGGCAGAACAGTTAGAGATGGAAAATTAGTAAATTTAAAAGACAATGAGGGAAATTTAGTATACATAGAAAAAAATGAAAAAATAATCGATGATGTATGGGGAGATATACCAACAGTAATGTATGCTAATCCTGAATATGCAGGATTTTCTACCCAGAAACCAGAAGGATTATTGAAAAGAATAATACTAACTTCATCAAATGAAGGGGATTTAGTTGCAGATTTTTTTGTTGGCTCTGGTACAACTTTGATTGTTGCAGAAAAATTGAGGAGAAGATGGATTGGAACAGATCTATCTAGATATGCAGTTCATACTACTCGAAAGAGAATATTAGAAATTCAAAATTCTAAAGATTTAACAAATGAACAAAAACTATATGATAAGAAAGCTAATCCGTTTGAAATTCTAAATCTAGGTAAATATGAAAGACAATACTGGAAGAGTACTACCTTCAATCCAAAAGATTCAATCCAAGCTTATTATGAATACATTTCATTTATTTTAAAATTATACGGTGCAGAGCCTCTAAGTGGATCACAATTTATTCATGGTAAAAAATCTAACGCCTTAGTTTATGTTGGGTCTATAGATACTCCTGTCACTATAAATGAAATAGCCAACGCAATCTCTGAGACAAAAAAAATGAGGCAAAAAGAGCTTCACGTTTTAGGTTGGGAATGGGAAATGGGGCTAAACGATGCGATAGACCAAATAGCAAAAAGAGAAAACATTAGTCTAAAACTTTGGATTATACCTAACGAGGTTTTGGAAAAACAGGCTATTGATAGGGGAGACATAAGATTCTTTGAATTAGCCTATTTCAAACCTGAAATTATTACTTCTGGAAAAGAGGTCATAATCGAACTAAAGGATTTTGTTATTCCTCATACTGACTTAATATCTAAAGAAGTAAGAGAAAAAATCAAAAAATGGACTGATTGGATCGATTACTGGGCAATTGATTTTAATTTTCAAAATGATACTTTTGTTAATAGTTGGGCATCGTATAGAACCAAAAAAGATAGAACTCTGTCCCTTAAGGCCACCTACAAATATAAAGAACCTGGGAAATACAAAGTTTTTATTAAAGTAATTGATATCTTTGGAATAGATACCTCTCAAATATATGAGGTGACAATAAAATGAGCGAAGTACCTCAAAGCATAGTTCATTATGATAATAATATTCCGCTCATTGAGGGGCGAGACCCTACTAAACCGCCTGATTGCCATATTGTAAAGGATTTACCGGGCCATTACAAGATAGTAAAGGGTAGACGTAAAAGTTCTACTTTCCTCACAAATAGTATAAGAAAACAGGTAAGCAAGTGGGTAAATGATGGATACCCGGGAGTAACAGAGACTACCAAAGAATTATTAACCTTCTGGTTTGAAAGCGACCACATAATCAAAGGTAGACAGTTTAATTTTTGGTTCTGCCAAAGAGAAGCGATTGAAACATTAATATATTTATTTGAGGTAAAAAAATTCAATGATTTTGAACAAGTTATACATGAATTTGCTCAAAAAGAGATAACTGGAATCCTGGGAAGTTCTGTAGAAGTTATAAAAAAAATAGGTGGGAGTAGAGACGTCATCCGGTACTTTCCAGAATTAAAACAAATGGGAAATCAAGAAATTCCAGAAGAAGGATTGCTAAAATATGCATTTAAGATGGCTACAGGCTCGGGTAAAACAATAGTTATGGCCTTAATCATTGTTTGGTCATATTTTAATAATATTAAGGAAAAGGATACACGCTACAGCAACAATTTCTTAATAGTTCCCCCAAACGTAATAGTTTATGAAAGGTTAGCAAGGGATTTTAGAGATAATAAACTCTTTTATGATTTTCCATTTATTCCCTCCCCTTGGAAATCATTATGGAATTTAAAGGTTACATTAAGAGACGACGATTCTCCTTTGGCGCCCTCCAGTAATATAATATTGGCAAATATCCAGCAGTTATACGAATCAAGAGTTGATGGATGGACTCCAGCGAACATTGCAGAAGCTATATTAGGAAGATCTCCACAAAAGAATTTAACAAAATCTCCTGTTATGCTCTTAGACAGAATAAAGGATCTCACAAATATCTTAGTTATTAATGATGAAGCGCATCATGTTCATGACACAGAATTAAAGTGGCACGAAACTCTTATTTCCATCCATAGATCCTTACCAAAGGGAATTACTCTCTGGCTTGATTTTTCTGCTACACCTAAGACCCAAACTGGTGTTTATTACGCTTGGACAATAGTTGATTATCCATTGGCCCAAGCTGTAGAGGATAGAATAGTAAAAGCCCCAATAATTGTTCACCGTGTCAATAAAAAAGATCCTATTGAAGTGAGTCAAGACAATGTCATTGAAAAATATGGAGAATGGTTACTATCATCTATTCACAGATGGAAAGTGCACTATGATTCTTATTTAGGCATGAAAAAAAAGCCGATTCTATTTATAATGTCTGAAAAATCTGTGTATGCGGATAAGATTGCAGAGTTTATTCAAAATGATAAATCAATATATGATTTCTCAAAGGATGAAATATTAGTTATTCATACAGATACATCGGGAGATATTAAAAAATCAGATTTAGAACAATTACGACGAGTTGCAAGAGATGTCGATAATCCTACAAGTAAAATAAAAGTTATTTCGAGTGTTTTAATGCTAAGAGAAGGTTGGGATGTTCAAAACGTTACTGTATGTCTTGGATTACGACCCTATACAGCGCAGGCAAAAATTCTTCCAGAGCAAACTATTGGAAGGGGCCTTAGAATAATGGGTGGAATAACGCCAGACTATATACAAACACTTGAAGTAATGGGAACAAACGAATTTGAAAGTTTTGTCAGGAATGAGTTAGAGCAAGAGGGCGTAAACATAGAAACAGTCCATACCCCACCACCTCAGGGTGTAACAATATCTGTAGAGTTATCACGCCTTAAGTATGATGTAGAAATTCCACAAATAGGCCTAAGATACAAAAGAAATTATAAGAAATTGTCTGAGATTAATATTAACTCAATTCCAAACATATTCACTTCTGATATTCTAAAAGAGGAGTGGAAATCGACATTAAGAATGGAATTTGCTACAACGGGCACCGATATCCATAAAGAAGACATTGAACACACGGCAGGTTATGAAATTAGAGAAAAAATATCCTACATTGTGAACAACGTTATGAAAAAAGCCGGCCTCACTTGCCAGTTTTATGAAATATGTCCTATTGTAGAGGAGTATATCTTAATTAAATGCTTTGATACAAAGATTGATAGTATTGATTCAATTTGTATTAAAAAGTCGCTAAGTAGGATAGATGTATTAGAAGGAATCATCTCTGTTCTTGCCCAACATATTGGTGAATTAACCGCAGAAAAGACAGATGTACTTATTTTGCAAAAACCAATTAAACTCTCTGAAACAGAAGTTAGCCCGTGGAATAGAAAACATGTAAGACTTGATAAAACTATTTTCAATTATGTAGCTGTTTATAATAACTTTGAGGAAGAGTTTGCAACATTCCTTGATAGAAGATTTCTGGACATAGAGAGATTTGCTTCACTGGCAACCACAATTTTTAAAATTGATTATCTTAGTTCAAAAGGCGCCACTAGATTTTATCACCCGGACTTCGTTGCCGTGCAAAATATTGGTGATAAAAAGAAATATTGGATCATAGAAACTAAGGGAAGAGAGTATGAGGATGTCGATAGAAAAGACGAGGCCATAATAAGATGGTGTCAAGAAGTATCAGAACAAATGGGGCAGTCTTGGAATTACTTAAAAGTTCCACAAGTTAAGTTTGATTACATTAAGGATAGAATTACTAGTTTTGAAAATTTAGTTAGAAGATTAAGTTGATTTATATATCCCAATAATTTTCATTTTATTAATAAAACTTTTAAGATACTCCATTTAATTATTATATTCGCAATAGAGTTATAAAAATATATAAAAAGTTAGGTATGGTAAATTGACAAATTATTGGCTTATGATTACGGACCAAGAAAATTGGCTGGTTATAAAAGAGCATGAAATATATGCTACTAATACTAAAAAAATATTTGAAAATCTTAAAATATATGATAAAATAGTAATGTATTTAATTCCTAAACAAATTTGTGGCATATTTGTAATATCAGATTTATATCCAAAAAAGATTACTACTTTCTCCAATAAAGAGTATAAGTATTATTTCAATATATCCCCTGAAATTATAATAGAACCCCCGATGAAGATACGTAAAAGGGAGAAATCAGAGTTAATTGATAAAATATCTATTTTTAAAAATGCTTTACATTGGGGAGGAGTAATAATGGGTAAGTCAATCTTAACTATCTCAAAAGAAGATTATTTATTGATTGAGTCAAAATTATTAAAATTAAAAAATCTTAAACTTAAAAAATAATCTAATATATTAAATTTAATTACCAAATAACCCTATCTCTCTTTCTTTTGCACTTCTTACAAACTAAAAACGTCTTCTCTGTCTTTGGATCAAAACAATAGCGGGCATACATCTCAATCGGCCTTGCCATGACTACCCCGCACCTAGCACAGTGATATTCCCTCATGCTTTCATGATCCACGCAACTTCGTAGTACTTTGGCCTTATATCTATCGTAAATCCTGCCACCCTTGTAGTTGTATCCCCTGCAAAAGTCCAAGATCCAGCTACAGTCTTTGTGTGGCTACCTCCAGTTGCACCAGGATTTGTTGAAGATGTTGTGATCCCCTGCAAGAATCGGTCAATAAGATTAGGCGTCCCGTTGTTTCCATCACAAAGAAGCCATCCTGAGGGGATGCTTGTCAAAACTCCACTCCACGCAACAATAACTCCAGGTGGCACAAATGAGGGTAATCCTGAAATAACATTAGTTATTGAAGAGATTGAACTTGCCCCTGCGACAACCGTTGCAATCAGCATCGCATCGTCTGGCAAAGTTGCGGAAGTTGAGATTGTGAGCCAGTTGGCCCCGTTGTCAGAATGCAGATAAACATAGTTTGTGCTATTTGCAGTTGCTGTCAAAGATTCGGAGGCATCTGAAACAACTTGGAACATGCCTCCGGCCGCATCTTTTACATATGCAGCCCCAGCCGCAACGCTAATAGTAAGGCCACTGGCAACTGAAACTGTAAAGCCTGTCTTTTTACCTTCAGGAAAAAAATCCCCGAAGTATTGCCTGAAATCAGCTGAGGTGATCTTGGTCCCAGCTGATACTTTTTTTGTAAATGTCATGATTATACCTCTAAAATTCTATCACATAATAAATAGTCATTGTTTTTGTGTTGCTGAAAGTTTTAGTTGGAGAGATAAGCGAATGGGTGAGAAGATCTGTTTGATTGGCAGCATAAAGCCCAAGCTCCGCCCACGTACCATAATAATCAGCTTCCGTGTAATCAAAATAATACGTTGCCTCGGATTTGTTTGAATATGTGTTGTTATGCAAGCTCCCTGGAACATAAGATTTTAATGATCCTAATTGTGTAGTTAGGGCCAAATCAGTTCCTGCTGGTGTAGTGCTGCCAGTGCCTATCGCCAGCTTGCCAATCACATGTTTGTTAGCGTCATAGTCTCCAGTTAGCACATCTGCAAGTGCAGCTTTTAGTTTGTTTGTGATCAGATTCTTTTGCCATGAACCCCTTATGATCTTGTCTCTTTCAAAATCGTATTCTTCGATCTTGAATTTTCCCAGGTACGGATTTTTATCACCCCTCACCAGTTCTATTATGTCCATTTGCTCACATCCCATCTCGCTTCGTTGTCATCATATTCGGCCTCATAATCTGCTGCCGCCTCATAAATATTTTCTGATAATGCGATCGTAGGTGTTTCAGTTGCCTCTTTATAATCTGTTGTCTGCTCCTGTGATTCTAAGATGTTTTTCACTTTCAGCCGTCTAAGCTCGGAAAACAAGTTAGCAAATGCAGAGTAAAAGTCGTCTGCAGCGGTGCATGTCAAGGTGACTGTTGAAATTTCCCTTTCTCTTATCTCGTAAGTCACTGATAGTATTGTTTGGTCTTCAAGTGACGGCATTTCAGGAAGGGTTGTAAACTCGATTACTTGCCCGGCCTTCAATCTTTTTCCCGGCGGATTTATCACAATTCTTGATGCATTTTTCAAGGCGTATTCAATTGCCTTTTGCTGCGCTAAAGTCATTGCAGTGTCTGCCTCCTGGATAGTCAGATCTATAATCGGTATATCGGTGTGGTACTCAAACATCATTGTTTCTGTCGTGGCGCTTTTTACTATCTGCACCCCATAATAAGTCTTGAAAGCCAGCTTTCCAGTTGCTGCAGTCCAAGATCCAGCAAGAGTTTTGTATTTATGTCCGCTTGCCGTTGTGTTATTATGCACAACTTTGTAAGTGTCTGTTGCCGTGCCCATTATATTGAAAACGATCCAGTTTGTTTTTGATATGTCAAGCTGAGAATCGATTAATGTTGTTTTCACCCATCCACCTTCAGTTGAGATATCTTCCTGAGGGATTGATCCAAAGCCAACAATGCTCCCTGTTGGGTTTCCACCATTATCTTCAATTATTGTGAAGATCAGATCATCAAGGGGATTGCCCACTTTTTTGACATAAACGTCCAGGAACAGAATATTTGATTTTGATGGCGTAAACGTTGAAGCATATGATTTGTCGTGCAGAGACACTTCAATCGTTGTTGTGGTCTGGCTGAAGTCCAGAAAACCTTGTTTGCCGCCAACAACATAGATCCTGTCAAAGTATTTCATTGCATCCCGTTTAATCTTTGCACTTAGTATTTCAGTGCTAGATATTGAGTGATCTGCGGATAGATCTGCAGCATCATAAAAGTGAAGGTCGTCGTTTTCATCAATGTAAAAATCAGCGCCCACAAGACTAGAAACTTTATCAATCGCCTGGCCAACATATTCCCATGCAAATGTCATTGAGGGTATTGCTTCAGCAAAAGTTTCAAGATTAGTTGTTGTTATCTCAGGGCAGTATCTAGCCAAAATATCTGAAACAATTTCATCGGCAGTTTTGTTGTTGTATGTTTCTGCCCCAGATATAGTCGTTTGCCCAGTCCTGATTGAGCCATAATCTTCCCCTGAAAGTAGAATCTTATTGCTCCTGTATTGATCCAGTTCAAACTCAACTGAAGTGATAAGGCCGTGGAAGATCTTTGTAGAGGGAGGATCATTCTCATCAACATAGAAGAATACTTCATTTCCTACTTCAAATGTTTCTGATAGGGACCCATCATCATTGTATAAGCTTATTTCAAAATAATCCGATCTTTTTCCTTTCTCATCTGTGAATCTTGCATACTCAATTTTATCCAAGGCGGTAAGATCTATCTCAATATCGCCAGGTTGCTCTACAATTATGGTCCAAAATAGAGGAGTTGCTCCAGTGGTTTCACTGTTTATTGATAAGGCCCCATAAGAATTATAATCGATCTGCTCAACATCGATAAACTGAAATGCCCCAGAAGATCCAAATGGGATTATCTCAATATCGGTGTCAAAGTCCTGGATAATTATGGAGCTAGAAGAATCTATCTCTATTAGTGCATGATAAGTAGTTGCAACAGCAATCTCCATTGTGCCAGCACCTGTGGCTTCATTTTTCCCAACAAATGAAGCACTCAATTGGATATCTACTTCTGCGTTAGAGGCTATTGATTCGCTTAGGATGTATGCGGTGATACTGTTAAAAGTAAGATCCCCTAATCCAATGATGTTCAAGGTATTCTTGAAGTCTGTTATTATTTCAGCAGTGATCGATCCTGCTCCGGTAAGCTCTACCAAATCGGTGTCAGAATCAATGTCCTGGAGCAGAAGGGATCCATTTGCAGTGTATGAGGTGCCAACAATATAATTTGTGTTAGCTACTAACTCTAGAACGCCAGCCCCGAGGATTATAATGTCAAGAGGTGCCCAAAAAGAGTAAACGTTTGTCGAAGCTTTTGAAATATACTCTATTGACTCCATGTCCTGTATCTGGATTGATCCTACCCCAGTGAAAAGGATCAATTCAATATCATAATCAATATCCTGTATTGTAACTGAAGAAGCTGCTGTCAAAACGGAGCTGTAAGTATACTCTGCAGTTGTGCTTATCTCTATTGAAGCAAAGGAAGTTATTTCAAGAAGATCATACTTATTCATGTGTTTTATGAGGTTGACAAAAGACAGCCCAGTTGTTGTTATATTTGAAACATAATTCCCTGTTGCAGATATTGTTACCTTTGCATTGCTTTGATATTCTATTAAAGTTGTGGACCCAGAATATTCTTGTAGCTCAAATGATCCAGCGCCCCCAAATGAGACATCAACTACTTTTCCTATTATTGCATCTATCTCAAAAGTCGATGCACCGATGATGTTTGAAATACTGGCAAGTTGCCTATACCCTAGAGCTTCTGTTGTGCCGGCCCCATCAAAAGACACAGATATGGCCATGCTTGAAATCCCAGAGACTACAAATGATCCATAACCTGAAAAGGTTATAATTTCAATGTCAGAGTCGATATCCTGGGAAATGACTGCACCCAGGCTAATGTAATTTATGTTGCAAACATAATCTATAACTGTAGCAACTTCAATTGCCGCATAGCTCAGATAAGTGATAGTCTGCTTATATGAAAATGCCGCTGAAGCTGTTATGGCCCCTGCTCCAGTGAGTTCAACTAAAGAGGAATATCCTCTGTGATCTTCATAAGAAAAGCTGCCTTTGCCAGCGATAATTATTGTTTCAATATCGGCGTCAACATCCTGGATGACGATTGATCCAAATCCTGTGAACGTCACAGTTTCAGAATATAATGAGCCGTAAGAGCAGGAAACTGCTCCGTTTGAGGTATAAGTTATCGTTGCTGCACGTGTTATCCCAGCTGCAGTTACAGAGACTGCACTATTTGCAGAGTAAGTCACAGTTTCTTGATATTCCTCGCCACTTGGCTCGGTGTAGTCAATCACGAGCTTTGGAGTGTTAGTGGAATTCTCGGATGCATAATAGTATCCAGTGTATGCATAGGTCCCAGAAGGTGCGCTATTTGAATAGTCATAGGTGTATTCCATTATGCAATATTTAGTTGTGCCAGCACAGACAATATCTGATTTTCCTGTTGCATCAAGATTGATTGTTTGGTAACCATTAGATGTTGTGCCTATAGTCCCATATGAGCTCCCGCTATATGCTGCAAAATCGCTTGTTGCAAGTGTGCTTCCCTGTGTGCCTTTCAATGCGCAAAGCGTTGGACCGTAGCTGTGTGAATAGATGTAAACTGAAAGAGCCGCTGAATTAATCGTTGAGCCGCTTGGGATGCCTGAAGTATCAAAGTACAGAAATCCCCTCTGGATTGAGTATAAGTAACCTAGTATCTTATCGAAGGATTTGCTTGTTCTAACGGCCGTAGTTGTGATTGCGTTGTAAACTGTTTCACCAGTTGCCCGTGCCGTACTCCAAGTTCCGCTGGTCACACCTTTTATGTATCCATCGGCTGAAGTTGCGTAATAAGTTGTAGAATCTATGTATACTGTTTTTTTGCCTTTCAGTTTTTCGTTGCCGGGCCCAAGAAGGCCGTAGTTTTGGACCATCCATGCCCAATTTTTGGCCTTATCATCGAAATACTTGACATAGAAAATTCTGCCGTCTTTTTTTACTATTCTGTGCTTCAAAGGCTCGGAAAAATAATCGTGGCCCTCTACCCACATCCTGGGCGTGGGTATCCAGATTTTTTCCTTTGTATCAAGCTCAAAAGTAAATACGTCAGCTTTTTTCCCCTTTGGATGGAATCCTTTCAGATGGAGTTCATACCAGACCTCAACATCTTGAAGGGGGATCTTTCCCGTGTCCACCACAAGCGATTCCTGGACATATCTTTCGTGAATCCTGTTGTGTATCCAAAGGCCGTCTGAGATGACGTGCTTCAGTTCATGATTATTGATCTGCTCAATTATGGCAAATCTATCAAAAGAAACTTCTTTCCCGTTTAGTATGATCTTGCTTATTGTTGCTTCGTACTGCAGATCATACCCTTTCCTGAAGCCAAAATATTTTTCCTTCTTTCTGTCTTTTCTAAAGCCGACAGAAAACTTGTGCCTATCCATTATGAATTTGTCTTTTTCTTCCCGGATCGTTATATCGATTGTTCGGAGATTGTGATTGTCGTCTTCATAATGGACAGGCTTTTCTTCACAGATTGCCCTGAATCTTCCTGGTGCAATTTGGAATGTTTTTGAAGCAAGGGTCCTTTTTTCAACTACCTCTTGCTCTCTATTCACTTTTCCAAAATTGTAATCATAGCTTCCCAGGGTACCACTTCACAAATAAAAATAAAAAATAGGTTTATGCCCTGGATTCAGTTTCTTTGATGATTATCTGCAAAGAGTCGCCGTCTTCAACGGCCTTAGTCGCCGAGAACTTGTGTCTCATCAACATGTCCCCCGCAGGATCCCCGTCATCATTGAAAATTCCAACTTCATTGACTGATAGGCTTCCTGTAAAGGAGAAGGTCTTTGTCCACTTTGCCTTGTAGTCGGCCTCATATTCGCATGTTGCAGCGGCTCTTGCCCCGCCGTTTGTTGTGATTTCCGTAGTCAAGGCTGTCTGGTCGTTTGCCTCTGCTGTAGTTCCACTACCTAGTGCAATATATGTGAATGGGGCGGTAGATACACCGTTTAGCAGTTTGGCCTTCATTTCAAGTCCTTTGTTCACGAGTGTTGCCATAATACTAATCCTCCGATTTTTCTATTTTTGGGTAGTCATTACCCATTTCTTTTATGTTGCCATCTTTATCCCGGACCACCCACGTCACGAGATATTCCGTTTTGCTTTTTGCTTCCATTCTAGAATCCCACCCTGGTGATTCTATTGATTCTTTTCATGATTTCATCGGCTATCTTGTCGGGATCGCCGTTTCCAGAAATATTGAAAGTGTTGTTAATCGTGACATTTTTCCCCTGGAGCTTTGATCCTTCTTTGAAGGCTAGGATATTGTCGTCTGGATGAAAATTCACAATGCTTCCATCCTTCTTTATTAGTGCATCGTTTACGCTCCTAGATATCTCGCCTGTTGAGTTATTGTAGTATCCTACTAATCCCCCGCCAGCGCTGTTACGGATTGTGTCATAGGTATGCCCACCGCTTGAGAAAGAGTTTGACACGAACGCACCACCCCTTTCAGGGCCTTCATAGACTATATCGTTCCCAGCTTGGACCCTCTCCCCTGAAGTGAAAGTCCTGCATCCGCCTCCTCCTCCGCCACCGGGATTCAACATCTGCCTAACTGTGTTCATTGCCGAGTTCATGTAGTTGATAGCAGATCCTGCAGTCCTCCCAAGCGTATCAACTTCAGTTCCAGTTTTTGTGGTCTGATCCCGGTATAATTTGAGAAGTTCTGTAGCAGAGAGAACATTTTGAGTGTTGTTTAGGACTGCCAAGGAATTGTCTTGTTTCTTTTCCTTGTTTTCATTTTCAGCACGCTGGATTTCCCTCAAACGCCCCAAGGCATCTGCGGCATTTTCCGATTCCCCTGGAAGTGTGTTTGGGCTTACCGCCCCTGGGCTAGTCCATCGGCCTCTTGCAGCTGCTTCGTAGGGGGTATAAGCGCCGGCTTTTTCATACTGCACCTGCTGGCCTGCATAGTCCCATAGGGCCATACCACCTGGAGTTGTCACCCTCAATCCCATTTCAATGATTTTATCGAGATGCAGATCTTTGATAATAACGCTGATTCTTGAAAGCGCATCCTCAATTATGCCCAAAATATATGATACCCGGTCAAAAGCATCGGCCAGTTTTGTGATAGCCTCTTCAGAAGAAGTCACGCCTGCAAGTTTCATTATGACATTGCCCAACTCTGAGCCAAAACTAATTGAATGCTGCAAAAGGTTCCCAAAAGAATCGACCAGTGGCTGTATTTCACCGGATTTTATCATCTCTGAAATCTTGGCTGCAATGTTTTCTAATGTTGGCGCTATTGCACCGGTCAGCTCATCCCCGAACAAAGTCTTTATATTCTGGACCTGATTCTCAAAATTTGCAAAGATTCCCGCTGTTGAGTTCCGTAGCGCCTCTGCGCTTCCGCCAAAAGACTTTTCCAACTGTTTGGCCAGGTAGTCGGCCTTCTGGGCCGCAGTCATTGATTTCATGCTGAGGGCATCAAGAACGACACCGTTCTGCTCAAGTATTGATGTGCTGCCAGAAAGCGCCATTGTGACCTGTTTTGTTGCAGTTTCAAGGCCGACCCCTTGAGCTGCTGCATAGTCTTCCGCTGCTGACAAGAGCTTTAGCGATCTTTCATAATCTTTTGTTACGGATATAAGATTGTTGAAGCCCTTCCTGATTTCTGTGTCATCGATGGAAGAGAGTTCGGAATGCTGGCCTATCACATTTTCAATCTGCTTTGAGTAGGACTGCATCCCTGCATTTTTCAGGAGATTTTGGGTCTGTGACTGGAACTTTGACTGCTCTAATGAGAGCTTTACCATCTCCCGATTCAAGTTCTGCACTGCGGCGATGCCATAAGTTGTGATAGCCGTTGCCATTGTACCTACGGCGACTTCTGCTGCATGGCCCAAAGAATGCATTGCCCCGCCTGCTTTGGATGTGCCCTTTTCAAGGCCGCCGAGTGCCGACTCCACGTTTTTTATAGGGCCAGACGCTCTGTCTTCAGCAGTGACTGTTATCTTGACGTTTTGCTCTGCCATGATGCTCTTTTCTCTTTTTGATCAGCTCTTCAGCCTGAATTCTCATCTCTTCTTGGGTGTCTCCCATAGGATTCTGGTACAGGACATATCCTCTCACAAGTCTCCTTTTTTCAAGGACCGTGAGCTTTGGAATCTCCCATATCTTATACCCAAGCTGGTGCAGCACCTGCTCCTCAAGGAGCCTTGCCTTTGCTTCCAGGCTCGGGGCGAAAGGATTCTTTTATGTCGCTAATGTCAAGGAGCTTTTGGACTAGATTGGCTATTGCCTTTGTTTTCCCAAACTTTTTGATTTCATCAGGTGATAGTTTAGGCTCAACTATATGGGCCGAGAGGATATCGTATCCTTTTTGAGGGTCTGAGAGCAGGGTTATCTCCCCCTCAGGGATTGGTATGACCTTGGCTTCCTTGCCTGGCTCAATCTCAATTAGTATTGCTTTCAACTCACCCTTCTCATCCCGCTCATGCAAAAAATATGATTTTTCAACTATCATTAAGAAAT